TACTATATCTTCAGCCGCTATTTCACCATTGTAAATTATTCTATTAGCCATATTAGATGGATCCATTCCATAATTAGGATTGCCACTTATATTATCGGCATCACCTGTTCCAAAATTTACGGAATACTGAAACTTATCACTACCTTTTCTTAAATAGTAATTAAAATTAAAATTACTATCTATATCGAAATCGTAATTAAATAATGCACAAATATTCTGTAACCTCTTGTAATAGTCCTCATCGCTATAAACTACGTTATTTACTATCAATGTGCTTGATTCTGTATGATTAGCAATTAACATTGGTGCTGGAGTTCCATCCCTGTTAGCCATATTATTAAATTTATTTAATTCGCTTGTCATAATACTTGAAACTGATCCGCTTAGTGTTTCTCCCACTGCTACAGTCTTTTGTGCTATATAAAGATAGTCATAGCACATAACACTAAGCTGAGATCCATTTGGTACCGCATATGATATAACGCCCCACCAATCGCATACATTTGTGATAGAATCCCATAATTCTAAACAATTAAACGTTTGGAAATTTGCCGGTATACATTTTGCTGAGAAAAGTGGCACATTGAAGCTGCATTTTCCTAAAGCATTAAGTGCAAAACTGTGAATTAAAGTATTGTATTCAGAAAGTTCCGTTAAAATATTATGATTTATATCATATATTCGCATATATTTCATTTAAATCCACCGTCCTTGAAGCGAAATACTACAGTGTAGCTTTGTTTCCAAACTGTTTCTTGTAAATACAAAATTGTTGTTTCCAGGAGCACAAGTCAACCAGGCATCGTTTGTATTTTTCAAGTCCATTCGATTTACTCCATTATAATAAATTCCTCTACTCGCAGGTCTACAGTCTATTATTAATGTACTGCCTGCACTTATCGCTTGATTACAACCTAAACTTTGATTTGTAGTGGTATTGATTATGTTTACAGTATCGCAAGTACCCACTATTGTTATAATTGGATATGCTATTGTATTACCTAAATTAGTTACAACTCCGCTTGCGCCTGTTACTGCTCCAAAAATAATCGGGAATGTAATTGGGAATGTCAGGCTAGTATTTGATATTGCTCCTAAACTCAAAGATAAAATATCAGTATCATACAGATAAGGATCCGGCACAACAAGCTGGCATGCTATCGTAAATCCACCGCCTGCACCTATTCCCCATGAGGATATTTCAGCTTGAAAAGTCAATGTCTGAAAATAAGGTATTGTTACCGTAAATGTCTTCAGCCCTTTTGTGCATAATACTTGTCTTAAATACATAAAATCCTGAACGCTTCTTGTCCTTACAAATCCATTCAATACTAGCTTTTTGACTTGTATCTTTGTATGATCGTAATTCTGCCCGTCTGTATAAAGATCATTCAAAATTACATCATTGTCATTTGCGAACAACCCATCGAGGGTAAAATAATATTTATCAGATATTAAATCTAAACCATTAACATTTATTGCATTGCATTCTAACATTTTTTACCCCCTTTACATTGCTGATAAGAACTGCTGCATTTGAACAAACTTCTTCTCATCCGTTGCATTTCCTAAACTAACATTGCCATTTATAATTACACTTCTGCCTTTGCCGCCTATACCCTTAATAGCTGTTGTTAAATTACTTAATACACCAGGTATGCTTAACAGTGCCTGTGTGTTAGTAGCATTCAACACGCCTTCTCCGCCATTTGCCCATGATAATTCAGGCCCGTTTTCACCAAACATGTGCATGCCTTTAGTTGCGTTTAAAGTTCCTGCTGCATACCCTATATAGTTTCCACCTGAAGCCATTGCTTTGATGCCTGGTACATTACTTACACTGCCATATGTCGCTAAAATGTACCTGATGCCAGCTATAGCGTTTGATACAGGGTTTGTTATGCCATCATAGCCTGGAAGTTTGAAAGCATTAAATGTGCTAGGTATAGTCTGCATCAAGCCTTGGCTTGGGTGTCCTGCTGCTGCGTTACTATCGTTTAAATTAATGGCGTCAGGATTACCGCCCGACTCATGCATTACTATAGTTTCCAATGCCGGCAAATTGCTCATATCAACGCCAGTCAGCATCATGGCTTCAGTTAGCCAACCTGCCACACTTGCACTTGCACCGCCTGTAAATGCGCCTTTGAGTTGCCCCATAAGACTGACAGCAAATGACTTTAAGTCTTTACCACCTAATCCGTTTATAAGTCCTTGTATGATGTGCCCGCCAATATCGTGCATAACTGTTGATGGGCTGTTTATTCCAAAGCCTTTTTTAAATGCAGTTATAACATCATTGATAAGATTTCCTACACCCTTTTTTAAATCTTCTCCTGCCTGCTTTATTCCGTTTATGATATTGTTTATTAAATCACTGCCCCACTTTAAAGCAGTTGTGGCTATTCCTTTAAATAATCCACCAATAACATCAAATATATCACCTACTATTTTTCCCATTCCACCGAATATATCTTTTGCAGCTTTGCATATATCCTGCCAAACAGCTTTCCAGTTACCATTTATCAAGTCCATGCCTAGTTTTATAACATCTTCAACAACTGTTATTGCTGTGTTTATGATGTCTTGTATCAAATTCCAGACAGGTTTAATTGTATCTTTTATAATATTCCAAGCTAGTTCCCAAAGTGGTTTCAATACATTCATAGCACCAGTTATAATTTGCATTATGGTGTTTATAATAATTTTTATAGTATCAGATATTAATGGCCAGTTAGCTTTCACCCAATCTACCAATCGTTCAAAAGTTATAATCATATAGTCCACTACAGGTTTAACATAAGTATTATATGCATCCATTACAGCCTTAACTACATCTTCAAAAGTTGCTTGTATAGTCGGCCAGTTAACTTTAAACCATGTTACCAAATTATCAAATATAACTATTGCCTGTTTTATTATGCCATCAACAAAAGTCTTGAATCCTCCAAAGTTAGTAGTATATGCCGCCGTAAATAATGCTATACCAGCTATTACTGCAATTATTGGTAAAAGCAACCCTGCAGTCGCAGTAGATACTGCTGTCATGACTGGAGTAATTATACTTAATGCACGCTGCATTATTCCTAAACCACCTACAAGCGTTCCAAACACTGCAACTGCCAATAGGACTTTTGCAATAATTTCTTTGGTTGGTTCGCTTATATTTTTTAATGCAGTGGATGCAACCGATAAAGCTCCAGCAACTTTAGATATAAGCGGTAGCAAGGCAGTTCCTATATCTGTAGTAAACTCTTTCCAGTTTCTATTCATAACTTCAAGTTGTCCTGGTAAGCTATCCATTTTACCTTCTGATAATCCTTTATAACTTGAATTTAACCTTTCGTTTACTGTAGCCATGCTTATTCCGTTTTTTACTTCTTCTTTTGTTACAATCCCTAACTTTTCTAAACCCATCCATCTGCCATTTTCAGCGTTTGCAATCAGGTTTGCTGAATCAGTCAAGCTAATATTTTTAGCTGCTGCAAGTTCGGTTATCCCTGATTGATCTTTGAGTGCTTCGCTCATGCTTACATGTCTTGTTATCAAAGTGTCCAGTGCGCTAACGGCATCTGACTTAGTATATACAGACATCTTCTCCACACCATCTGTAAAACTGTTTATATCTGTATTTGCTCCAGCAGCACCAATGCCAGTATTTTTTAGCTTAATTGTCAATGCATCTGTAGCCTCTTGCATTGTAGCGGCACTTTTAACGGCGGATACAAGATAAGTTGCAGCTATTATGCCTACAGCTCCCATAGCATCTCTTACACCTGCCATAGCATTGCTTACAGTGCCTTTAGTTTTTGACATAGCACTATCAATGCCGCTTGTATCTCCGGTTATCGGTATACGCAGCGCTAAACTTTCATCCATCTTTTCACCCCCTTATAAACCCATGGAGTCATATTTGCTTGTTATTTGTTTGTTTGCTTTATTCAGTTCATATATTTTCATGTCTAAGTAAAAAAAGAAATCAAGTTCATCAATTTGGTTTATAGTCATATATGGTGTTTTATGTTCGTTGCCATCTTCATCTTTCTCAATTATCCACATTAAACTATTATAAAGTTCATAGATAAATTCCATGGGAGTTAGCTGTTTAGCCTCCCCCTCTAATCGTTTTTTGTGTGTGGTTCTGATACTTCTAATAATTTAGATTTATTTTCAACTTCACCCATGATTACTTGCACAGTTTTAGCAAAAGTCGGTAATAACTCCTTATTTTCTATCCCGTCATAAATTTCATCTAAAGTGAATTGGTTATTGAATATCTCTACTACATAACTCATCATCTCATCTAATGATTCAGCAGTTTCTGGCATAGTGTTTAATTTTTCTTTCATTGCCATTGTATCTCTAACTTTTCTTCCTGATTGCCATGGCATTTTAAAAGATTTCTCTTTATCATCTATTTTTAATTTAATAATCATACTTAAACATTCCTTTCTATTTAAAAAAATAAGGGAGGATAAGTTCCCCCCTTGATAAATTATGCTGTTGTAAAGAATTTCTCACTGTATGCCAGATGATTACCTGGGATGTCTGTTATATCAATATCTGCTACAGCCTGGTTCTTAGTAGCATCTACATAAGCTACAGTACCGGCTACAGGCACTCCAGTTGTATCATTGATAACATAGAAGTTACTCAAACTAACAGTGGATGGGTTAAGTGATTTGCTAAATACCCAAGCATAAGTAGTTGCAACATTTACTGCGGTTGCATTAGCAGCTGGAGTTGTAGAAGATACTGTAGGTGCAGTTACATCAATAGCACCATCAACCTGGCTAAAGAATGTTGAAGATACATCAATATATCCAGCAGCTTCATCATCTACAATCTTTTTCCAATTGCCATCATAAATTCTGCTATAAAAAGTTCCGTTAAGGGTATCATCCTGCGGTGTTACTGTAGCGTTTGCAGTTGCAGCAGCATCGGAAGGATCCTCAAATAGGCATTTATATAGTTTTACATATCTGTATTTTTTATTAACTTTCTGTCTGCGGTAAAATATAGCCGCATAAGGCGCAATATCGTTTTTAGTGCAAATAAGCCCACCCATGCCATCTAAAGCATGACCGAATAAATCAGCCTGTACTGCTAAGGGCAAAGCTGAACCCTGTACTACAATTTTGCCTTCTGTTATAATTTGTGCCATTTCCTGATTAAAGCCATCTGCATAATAAGGTACTTTGTTTGTGGTTGGATCTACTTGTATTTTAGCGGATGGGGTAAGTGGCTTTGGTGTTCCATAAGCCGGTAATGATGATCCATCTGTTCCTGTCATTATTGCGTAATATAACGAGTCAACATTAATGAAATTTGACAATTTTAATCGACCTCCTCGTAAAGTTTTCTATATTTTGACTGATAGTGATAAACGTGTGTGTCTTGCTCATAAAGACTAACTATTGGATAAGATCTTATAAACTTAGCTGCACGCATAGCACTATCCATTTGTTTGTGTATTTCCGTTACAATTCCTGTTGTTTTATCAACTTTCTCCCAAACGTCCACAGTGGTTTCTATTGCATCAATACCACTTAGGCCATCTTGAAAGTCTATAGCTGAATGCCCGCTATCCCAATAACTTATGCAAGGGAATACTGCGAATGTAGAAGGATATTGAAAGAACGTTGTTCCAACTCCGCTTAAAACTGTATATACCTCTGCATTGTTGTCTATCATTACAGCACCTCCTTGAGATAAGTTGATAGGATAGTTTTTATTTGCGGTAAGCTATTGAATACAGAAGGATACATAAAAGGCTTTGCCATTTGTCCTCTGGTCCACATCCTTATACCGGTGTTGCTGTCGTATACCCAAGGTGTTTGTCTGCCTTCACCATTTACATTATATATTCCAGTTCCGTATTCAATATATTTTGCATACGGGGCAGTACAGAAAACCAATGCTGTATGTGGGCTTGGATCCATTCCACTTCCTATGGATGCCTTTAAAAGTCCAGTACGCTTCCACATATCATCGCCAAGTTCTTCATCCCAAGGCACCGAAGTATTATAAACTACGTCCATAACGTTCTTCTTAGCTTCACCCTCGCAAAACAAAGCACATTTCAAAAGCCCTCTATCAGCAGCATTATCTATTTCTTCCTGTTTCAACGTAACTCGCTTTGACCATTCTGCCAGTATAGCGTCTAAATCATCGGCCATTTATACCACCTTCTCAAGGTAAATCTCCAAGTGTTTAGGATAGGCCACGATTGAATCAATAATATACTGTTTGCTGTTATATCCTATTCGGTATGTGGCATTAAACTGATTAGGGTCCGTATCTGGCAGTAAATATCTTGCTATTAGTCCGGCATCTCTGCAAAATACAACGTTGCTTGTTTTATCGGTTATTCCATAAACTTTGAATCCGTCTGAATATTTTAAGGCTTGGAAGCTATCGTATATGATGCAGTTTACAGCCCATGTTTCTACATCTCTGCCTTTTGTGTCTGGTGCATGAGTAGCGATAAGTATATTAATATTCTGCAGTTTCATAGCGATACTCTCGCGTATCTGTCAAGCACACACGATATGTTTAAAGGCATTTCAGTTTCCTTTTTAAAGTATGTTTCTTTTATTGCACCTTCCATATATCCTTCAAGCCCTATTCTATCTTCTCTGCTCTCCTTATATTCAAGTGCAACTAATTTAATAGCGGCAAGTGAAAGATCAGCAGGTGGAGTTGCAAAACCAGCGGTATAAGATATTTCAACATAAGACTGTTCATTATTTACATATTTCAACTTATCTCCCATAGTTACATATTGGATGTCTAAAAGCTCAATGTAACCAGGGAATATCCTATAGTTTGTCATTCCGTTGCTGTCTGGCATAGCATTCACAATGTTAGCATCCAATCTTACTATGTTTGTTACTGTCGCTATAGGCGTTTCTTTTGTAAATATCTTATGGTTTATAAGGTGTTGCTCGCTTGTATAAGTGTTCAGGTCAAAGTGCCTATGACAGTATGTTTCTATCGTTGTCTGCACATCTGCAATTAATAATGTTATAAAACCATCATCTGCATTTGTTGTTATTCCTAGATAATTTTTAACGTCTGTGATATTAGTTAGCATTTATACCACCTACTTTTTTTCTTGTGCTATCTTTGTATCTTCCAATTTAACTTCAATTCCAAAGTCCTGTTCTACTAACGCATCAGCAATTTTATCCTCAAATGAAGCAATATCATCAATTTTGTAATTTTCAATCGGTTTGGTAAACTTCACACATTTCATTAATAATTCCTCCTAATATTGATAGGCTATGAGATTATCCCATAGCCTTAATAATTTATTCTATTTTAAAAATCCGTTGAGCAATGCGAAAGCGGCACCAATAGCGGCCTGTCCGTCGATTCTCTCCCACATTTTAACCAAAACTTCATGATTCTTGAAGGCTTGATCTGAAGCGGTATTTAATTCGCTACCCATTTCATTTTTATCAAAGAAGTAATAGTAATCTAAATTACCAAATATCATTTCTGAGCAAGTTGCTTTTGCATTTACAGTAAGGTTCTCAGGAAACAATGAAGTAAATTCAAATACAGGATATCCATTGAATGTTGCTGGCTTTCCTGCTGTCATATCTCCATTAACCCAAAGGTATCTACCCTGAGTATCCTTGAACAACTTCATCTGTTTAACTGCTCCGGTATTTACATAGTATGCTCCACCCTCACGCCACATAACGTCTATGTTATAAGGAAGTGATACTAAATCATCAGCAACAAGCACATTTGAAGATGCTGCATTCAGGCATGCTACGGATTTAAGGTTAGTAGCATTGATAATTCCTTTTGGCTGATTTGTTCCGGTACCCACCATGATGCTGATATTTTCTGCTTTAACAAATGCTTTTGCATATTGTTTTACTAAATATCCGTATAAATTAACTGGAGTATCTGCAAGTAAATCTCTTGCCATTGCAGTGTAGCCATCTATTCTATTTACAGCATAAGTTAAGCTAGTAAAAGTTGGTGCAGTTGGGGTTAATGGATTAGTGTCAGAAGATTCCCAAGTTAAACTAACTCCGGTAGCACCTACAGGCCATGTTCCGTTTCTGTAGCTAACTGGCACTACTGTGCATTTGTTTTTAAGTGCAAATGGGTCTGCAAGGATTCTATCTATGATGTCGGTATGAAATTCGGTAGGAAGCATTTCCTGCCCTGAACCGCCTACATTACCGGATAAGTCTTTTGCAACTCCGCCGCAATATTTCATTACCTCAACCTGGTTGTTATTCATTTTAGCTACAAAATATTTAAGTGTTTTTTCTTCTTTAGACATTTCATCAAAAGGTTTGTCAGTAAACTTAATTTTTCTTAATACCTCAGTAAGTCCTTTATCTTCAAGTATTTTTTCGCTTGTTGCTTTTACAATGTCAGCCAGTTCTTTTTCAGTTAGTTTAGTCATGTTATTTATCCCCCTTTATTAATTTCTCGATATTTTCTGCTACCATTTTCTGTATTTCATCTTCGGAATATTCCTTTGTGCCATCACCATCATCTTCGCTATCAGTTCCTTGATCATTAGATACATCTACAAGCGACTTTAAGCATTTAACATGCTCTGCTATACCATCGCATGCTTTGGTTATGGATTCGCAAGATGCTTTGCTTAGTGTTGCACCAGCTTTTACTTTAAGTGATTCTTCAAGCCCTTTGATAGTTTCTTCAAGTGCTTTTATTTCTTCTACATGTTTGGATTCTATGTCTTTGACTTTATCATCAATAGACTTATTTATTAATTCTTTTAGTTCTTCTTCTTTCATATCTTCGACCTCTCTTTCTTTTATTTGCTCATAAAGTGCTTTAGATATATTTCCTTCTTCAAACGCTCGCTGAACTGCAGCAGGGTTACAAGGTACCGCTACAAGAGATAACTCTAAAAGTTCCCAACTTGTATAATCATACCCACCCTTGTCATTCGGATTGTATTCTAAAGGTATAAATCCAATACTTGATGCATTCATAAACTTATTACTATATAAATAAAACCACTCTTTGCCATTATCTGTTTCGGCAAATTGTATTTTAAATATCATTTGGGACCCTGCTGTAGTAACATTTAATGCCCGACCTATAACACTTGGTTTTTCGGAATAGCCATAATTATGATTTGCTAAAATTACAGCATTTTTAAGGTAGTTGGAAAGCACTACACCACTCATAAGCATTTTATCGCCTACTCTGTCATAATCCTCGGAACTACCTATCATCTGTATTATTCTATTTTCTGTATCCAATACTTTAGTTTCAAAATTAAATTGTTTTAATTGCCTTTCCAACATTTCGCCTCCTTTCAAGCATATGAGTACTTATCAAATTATTAAATAAGCATCAACTACGGAACCGTTCAAAGTGCTGTTAAGTTTCATAGTATTAGATTCTAAAGCAGTTGAACTAACTGTTACAGTTGGTGCGGTTGCTTCTAAAACATAATTTAAACTAACTCTTTCAACGCTGTTTCTAGTAAATTTGCAAGGCAATCCTAATACTTCAGTAAATCCTATGCTTACTACATCTGCCACTACTCCGGCGGTTGTTGCTACAGAT